TCATTATGTTGTTTACACCTTCGTAAAATCTTAATTTGTTTAATTTCTCTAGTTGTTGTATTTGAGTATCTGTGAGGTCTAATTCTATAGGTGTTTCTAATTTATAATATACAATTGTTGGCTCTCCACTTTCATGTTGTTGTGCTAAAGATGCCTTAAAATCATTTGCACTTAAATTTCTTATGTCCTTTATTCTTAATCTCATTCCATCTCCTGAGTTTAAGTTTATAGCATAATCTGATGTGGCTGCTATTACAAATGCATCATTACTTCCTGTGCAAACAACAGATTTATATTTGTTACTTTTATGAGATGTGTTGTTATTAAGTATCGCTTTTGCCTTTTTTATTAATGTATAGTTGTATATATTATCTAGTGCTTTAGTAATATTTTCTGTTCCGTCAAATATTATTTTCTCCCAACCATGCACTTCTTTTTTTCTTTCTAAGTCAAAGTAGTCATCTTCTGATGATACCATATCTTGTTGTATATCTAATTGATAAGATTCTTCTTGATGTTCTGTGCACTCTGTTACCTGCTCTCCTAATTCAATTTGAAAATTCTTGATATATACATACATGCTATCAGTATTTGGGTCTTCTGAGTTATATTTAATTCCTGCAAAAAATGCTATTGTACTATTTTTTAAATTATATCCTTCAACTGTAATTCTTGTATATGTATCTTCCTTTAATGATGATGAGTACATATTTTTTATTACGCTCTTAGAATACTCATTACTGTTTTGCAAACAAAATCTTTCTGGATTTAAATATTTTAAATTTTTCACTTTTATATCAAATGAGAGTGAAATATTTTTTCCTACATATCTTTCATCTAATGAAAAGTAAAAAGTGTCCCAGATAGCATTTTTGTTATAAGGTAATTTAAGTACTTTGGTATCGGTTTCATTATAGCTTTCGCTCATATGCCAACCGTTAATTTTTAAAGTTTGTGCCAATAGGTCTATAATGTTTTTATTTGTGTGTTTTATTTCTACTTCTTCTTGTAAACATTTTATTTCACTACGATAATCAAAACTTGGGCTTGCTCCATATAATTCAAATTCTTTATTACCTGTTCCTTTATATAACATATATCTATTTTTATAGTTGCTTAATGTTTTTGTATTAGTTATACTTCCTGTTTGAATGTTAATTTTATATGTATTTGCTTTGTTAACTACAAACGTTTTATTCTCATCTCTGCTAAAGTAAAAATTATTTGTATTATCTGGTGTTGTTTCTGTTACTTGCATGTATACTCCATAAGTATTGCTATCTTTATGTTTTTCTTGCCATAAAGTATATGTCTGTCCATCTTCTAATAAGTCCGTGATATCTAGTTCATTTGTTACTGTTACATAATCGCTTGTCGGTGTTCCATTAATTGTTATATATCCAGTTTTTTCATCTTTTGTTGTAGTTAAACCTCCTTGTGAAGCTTTTATTCTTGGTAAATAGTCGTAGATATTATACCCTTCTCTTATCTCTTGCTCCATGTTTCCAAAAACATTAACTTTTCCTCTTGATGCATTAGCATCATCTATGTATAAGCTTTTTGATTTTTCTGTTTCTTCTATTATTGCATTTGCTTTTATGTCTTCGTTTAGTTCTTGTACTTCGGTTTGAAGCTTTTCTTGATTTTTTTGTAATTTTTCTATATTTGCATTTTGAGTTCTTTGTTCTTCTTTTATTTCCTCTACATCTTCACTTATCTGCTCTATGTTTTTATTTTGAGTTTCATTAATCTTTTTTAATTGTTCTATATCTTTACTGTTTGTACTTTGGTTGCTTTTTATATTTCCAACTTCTACATCTATACTTTCTGCTAGTTTTTTTAAATCTCCTGGAACATCTGCAACTTTTGTGTAATCATCTGGATAATAAAATCCATTTTCCGTTTGAGCCATTTTTAATCTCCTTTCAATTGTTTATAAGTATAAGATTTAATACTGTTGTAAGTTTTTTCTTTTATTTCTTCGTAGGTTGCATATCTTATAGCTTTTATTTTTAATAAAAAATTAGAACCTACATATATTTTGCTAGGTTCTAATATTTTTTCTGTTATTTTATTTGCCATAGTTTCCTCCTAAATTTTCATCAAGACAATCTTAAAAAATACTTCAGGTGTTGAAGCTGCTGGATTACTTACTTGTAAATAAATCCCTGATTCATCTAATCCAATGCAATAAGGATAAACTCCTCTAATCATGTGATTACTTATAGAAGCATCTGACTCCCAATCACCCATAGAATATCCTCTAATTCCTGAATTTTCCCTAAAAAACATTATAGATATGCACACACTATTATCTTTTGAAAATCCTATAGGATAATTTATTGCTTTTGAAGCAGTTCCCCAAGAACTTGAACCATTTCCGGCTGCTAAAGTTATTGAATCTGTTATTACTGCAAAATCTCCTCTTAGTTTGTATGTACTGCCATCTTTTGCACTTTCTAATTCTTCCTCTAATTCTTCTAATATTGCTCTATATTCTGTTTGAATTTTTGTATATATACTATCAAAGTCTAAAAATTTTCTCGTATCTTGAAAATCTGTAATTCCAGAACTTCCCGTTTTAAATCTTGCTAATTCAAATTGGTATTTTCCTGCATTGTTTTTAACTATATCTGTTTGAGTTAAACTTGGATAGTTGCTGGTACCTTTTATTATTTTGTAAGATACTTGATTTAATTCGCTTTCTGTATTTACTTTATCTAAATCTATCTCTATTGTTAATATGCAATATGCACTATCTGTACCCGCTGTAAGTTCTATGCTAGAATCTTCTTCTACAAATCTCCCCTTAATACAGGCTGTTCCACTTGATACGGTTACTGTATTTCCACTTTTAGTTACTTTCATTTGCTCTTTATATGGACCTATTCCACACTCTCCACCAAGCAAAGTGTCAATCCATAATGCAAAAATCGGATTTTCAAATATTTGCTTACTAAAAACATGTCCTTTAAGCATTTCTAATTACTCCTTTCTTTTAATAATTTATCTATAAGCTTGATTCTTATATTTCCGCATGTATATTCAATGAAATTACTTTTTGTTAATTTTATTGCTGAAATATAAGTATCTAAAATTGTGTTCTCTTTTGTTTTTATTGCTATTGGTGTGCCAATTTTTATATATTTATCCATCATTTTAAATGTAACATTATGACTATATGAGTTTTGTTTAAATATATCTAATGCTGTTTGCCTTGCATCTTCCATTTTTTCTGTATAAACTCTTCTTATTGTTCCCGATGCTCTATTTGGATTATTTGCATCTGTGGTTGTAGTTCTATCATTTAATAAAAACAAACTATACCTTACACCTGTGGCTGTTTTTACAATTACTTTTGCCACTACTTTTGTTTCAAAGACTTCTGTATAATTAGATATGGCTTGTGCATTTACATTTATTAATTCTTTCTTTCCTTCTTTTTTTGCAATAGTAACTATTAATTTCTTATTTTCAATAAAAAAATCGTACACAATATCATAATTTTGTGTACAATTAGTCATCCATGTATGTAAATTGTATATTCCATGGTCTATATTGGTAATACTTATTTCTAATTTTGTATGTGTTAATGCCCTTACTTCTAAGTATGTTTTATTAATATATGGATCATCGTTGGATATAAAATGGTCTTGTATTGTTTTTTGTAAAAAATCTTCTATTCCTGTTGTTCTTATTAAATCTTCTACTCCTTGTTCATAATTTGATTCTACTTCTTCATCAAATAAATTTGTTATATATTTTAAACTATATTCATATAGTTTTTTACCATTTTCATTTGTTATTTTATCTATTATTCCCCAGTAAATAATTTCTCCATTTTTCTTTATAAAAATAATATCCTCTGCCTTTGCTGTTGTTTTCTTTAGCACTTTTACTAATGAAGTGATGTTTGTTTCTTCATCTATATTTATCTCATAATCGCTTAATTCTACAATATCTTTTATTGTAAAATCCTTATAATCAAATATCCACATTAGCACTTCATCAGATTGTATCTTTATTTTCTCTTTTGCTAATATTTGTATTGCTAATTCATCTTCATAGCTTTGTCCCCAAAGGTCTGTAAAATCTATATCTGTTTTATATATTCCTCCTGTTTCTGGTGCTGACAAATTTACTTCATAATAACCTGTTTGTTCATTATATTGAGCTATATAATCTTGTTCATTAAAACGTATTGTTAATTCATTCATCTTTTGCACCTCCTAAACAGCTTTATAATAAATCCATATAGTTATTTTAGCATTTAACACATTGTTGTCTGCTGTTAGCCTTAATTCGCAAGATTTGTTCTTTGGTATTCTTATTACTTCATTTATGTTTGCAAAATCTTGTAGTATATCTAAATCATATAAATCCTCTTGGGTTCCATCTGTATTTTCTTTTTTGATATAAAATTCATTTCTTCTTGTACAATATAATAATTTTTCGTACTCATTTATTGTTATATTAAATTTTAATTCTTGATATAAACTACCTTCTACATATAGTTGGATTTTAGGATTTATTACCTTTCCATCAAATTCAACTAATATTGGTGCTTCAATATGTCCTTTATTAATAAATTGCAAATTTCTTGATGTGTAATCTGTAAATCTACTATCCCATCTAAAATCCCATCTTATTTCGTTTTCTACAGGTTGTATTGTATATACTGTAGTATTTTCTTCATACCATAAACTTAGACAATCAAAAACAACTGGTTCTGATATAGTTCTAGTTGTTTTTATTTGTGTTTTTTCTATACTTTGTATGTTTACATCTTTAAAGTATTCTTTTTGACCACTTTTGTATGGTATTTTACATGCAAATTTTAATTTATCTGAACTTTCTATAAAATCTATTAATGCTTTATAGTTATCGTAATATAAGCAATTTATAGTTCCGTTTATCTGTCCTTGTGCTAATTTTCTTAAATTAGTAAAAAACATTTCATCTATTTGTTCATATTCGGTATTATAAGAATATCCTAATCCAGATGGGTCTGTTAGTAAGCAATAATTTTCTATATCCATTAAAGAATATTCTTGTCCTTTTTCATTTACTAGTCTAAATTCTCTAACCATTTTTCTTCCTCCAAAAAAAGACACCTACAGTGGGTGTCTTTTTTAGTTTTTTTAATTTTCCAATGTTATATATTTTCCTGAAATTAATGGCAATGTTACTTGTGCTCCGATTGTACTAGTGTATGAATAATCTCCTTGAGAAGTTCCATAAACTGTAATTATATCATCTTCTAATATTTTGTCTTCTCCTTCTTTAGGTGTATATGTAACATATATGGTGTCTGTATAATATGTTGAGTATATTCCTTCTTTAGTAATATTCATTCTTATATCTACACTATTATAACCATAAAGTACTTGTATTACTTCGCCAGTTACTTTTACGTTTGTACCCTTAAAATTATCAGGATTTCTTGCCATTTGTTCAAATGTATATGTTTGGCAACTTGCTTTAAAATCTGCTTCTTCTTTTTCTTTTTTTGCTTTTTCTTCCGCTTCTCTTTTTGCTTTTTCTTGATTAACAATATTGTTATATACTGTATCTATATCTTGAGAATCATTTACGTATGTTAAATCTAATTTGTTGTTTGAACAACCTGCTAAATCAAATGTGCTTTTTAATTCACAAGTTAAATTTTGTTCTATATTAGTACATTTATAGGTGTACTTTTCTTCATCTTTTTTATCTTTTATAGTAAAATAAAATGCAGAGTTGTCATTCTTATTTATGCCACAAAAACCTTCATATTCCACTGTATTTCCAAAAGAAAGTGTATCGCCTGATTTTTCATATTTTATTTTACAATTTTCTCCATTAAAGCTTATTGCACCTGTTGCATAGAACATATTTCCATTTCTGTTATCACTACTTAGTGAAAATGAGTAAGTGCCATTATAATCCTGTGTTACTGTATATGGATTTGTTAATATTCTGTTTTCGGTATTTATAGTAGTATTATTGCCAACTTGATTCGTTTCTGATGTTTGTTGTGTTTCCTGATATTCAACCACTCTTAAACATATAAAAAATAAAACTATAAGTGCAATAATTAACCAAAACCACCATTCTTGGTAAATTGATAATTTTACATTGTTTTCTTGATTTGACATTTAGTATTCCTCCTTTTATTTTTTATAAGTATATATTAAATGTCGAAAAATGTAAATATGGTAATTTTTAACTTTTTTTACCTTTTATAGGTATTTTGCCAGTTCTTTTTGCATATAATCACTGCATTTTTTCATTTCTGTTTCTGTCATACTTTGAGGATAGAATTGTGGTTGTAAAGTTACATAATTTGTCGTATTTTTGCTTATTTGTTTTGTTAATCCTCCTAATCCAGTCTGACTGAAATTTCTCATTTTCTCTAGTGACATTAACTGTTTATTTTCTTTAGCTGTTAAAACTCTCTCTCCTTTGTGTAATCTTGCTATGTAATTATCATAAGGTACATAGTCAAGTCCTGTTTTATGTCCGGGCAATTGTTGCCCGTTTACCTTAGGAACACTTATTGAAAGCGAAGATGTTATAGATTTTGCTAATCCTGCTGCGACACCTATAATATTTTTTTGCAAAGAATCATTTTTCAGTCCATTCCACAATCCTTCTAATATTGATTTTCCACTTTCCTCTGATAATTCTTTCTTATTTAATTCCTCTATAACTGCATCTATATTATCTATTCCTGCTTGTTTTAATAATTCTCTTTTTTCTGCATCTGTTAATCCATTCAAATAACCTTGTAATACATTTAGTGCTTTTTGCTTTGCATCTGCACTTTTATCAAATTCATCTACTGTTTTTTGTCCTAATTCTCCTGCTACTTCTTGCATTTGCGGTGTTCCAGCTGCAATTACTCCTGTTGTATTTTGAATTAATTTTTGCATATCTGGATCCATTTGAGATACTATCTGACTATAAACATCATAAGAATTATTCGCTAAGTTTTTCCATGCTTCCACTTGTTGTGGTGTCATCTCTTGGGTCAAACTTGTTGTTGCTTCTAATTGTTTCGCAAGTGTTTCTAGTTGTTTTTGTCCTGCTTCTATTTGCTTCCTATTTTTCTCTGCATTTACTGTATCTTGATTTTGTAAGTCCTGCTCTCTTGCTTGCCTGTATTGTTCGATTTCATATTGTGCTTGCTGAATATTATGATTTATCGTTTCTCCAATATCATTTGATGATTGCTGATATGTGTATGTTCTATTTCTTATTAATTCTTCAATCTGTTCTTCGTTTCCACTCAAAACGATAGCTTGGTCATTTTCATACGTTGCAATATCATCTAAATATTTTTTGTATATTTCTTTACTGTCATTTAAATTTTGTTCTGCTAACTTAATAGATTCTTTTTGTAAATCTACATCTTGCTTCAATTGATTTGTATAATTTGAATTTACTTTTCCTAGATAAGAATTTTTAAAATCCTCATATTCTTTTTCTTTTTTTATTAATTCATCTTTAGCATCTGCAAGTTGTTTTTCTTTTTCAATCATATCATCATATGCTGATGTTCTGTTTTTAATAGCTTCATTGTATTTAGCCTCTTCGTTTTCTAATATTGCATTTGCTTGTTTTTTTAATATTAAATCTTCTACACTTGATGTGAGTTCTTTGTAATTTTCAATAAGATCTCCTGTCGACTTATATTCTGTCCCTAAAGCATTATTTAATTCTCCTAATATAAAATCTACTCTGTCTTTATATCCATCTTTAATTTTTCCGTTTTCGTCAACCAGTGTCTTTAATTCATCTGATAATTTTTGAGTATTCTCTGTTTCAGAAAGAGTTGCATTCATTAAATTGTCTTTTTCTTGAACAAATTCATTGTATTTATTTTTTGTATTTTCTATTTCTTTTGCTGAATCAGATATTGCTTGATTGTTTTTATTTGTTTCTTGTAATAGTAATGTTGTTGCTGCCGTAGCTCCTGCAAATACTAATGAAATAATACCTAATTGTCCCCCTAAACTTGTAAATGCTTTTGCTAAATTGTTTACACTTGTTACTGACGATGTTGTTTTTCCTCTTGCAACTTCTATAGCTTGTGTGAATATTCCTATTCCTTCTGATACTTTTCCTACTCCTTTTGTTGCTGTTCCTAAAATCTTTGTAAAGGGTCCCATTCCAGCAACTAATAGTCCTATTTTAAGTATATTCTCTTTTTCTTCATCACTCATACCTTCCAATTTCTTGATAAAATCTTCAGCTAGGTCGATTAAATCTTCTAAAACTGGTAGCATTTCTTCTCCAAAGTCTGCACCTAAACTTTGTAATCTTTTTAATTGTGTTTCTGCTTTCTTTTTCGTAGTATCATATAGCTCATCAATAGATTTCTGCATAGAATCACTGCTTTGCGAGATTCCATTATCCATTTTACTGAAACTTGTTATTACTGTTGGTCCTAAATCTTCCCACATTGTTCCAAAAAGGTCAACACCAGCAATACTTTGTGATACTTTGTCGTCCATACTTCCTAATCTGTTTACTACTTCTATGAAGGCTTGTTTTGCTTCTTCTCCACCATTAGCAAACTTCTTAGCCATTGTGTCTGCATTTAATCCTATTCTTTTAAATCCATCTATTGTTGTATTGCTTCCGTCTATTGCTCTTATGCTAAATTCTTTTACTGCATCACCTATTTTGTCTAAATTGAATGCTCCGTTTTCTGCTCCTGTTTTAAAGATATTGAACATATCTTCTGCTGTCAAACCTAGTTTATTAAATTGTACAGAATATTCATTAACATTGTCTAATAATTCGTTTGAAAAATCTAATCCTTGTTTCTTTCCTTCTGTTAATAAATTGAATGCCTCATCTGCACTAATTTTAAAATTATCCATTAATGCTTTTACAGCTCTTATGCTTTCTGATACCTCATATCCAAACATATCTCTAAAAGCTATCGCTTTTTCTGTTATGTTTTGTAAGTCTGTGTCGTTCAACCCTTTTAACTGCATTGTTACGTTAGACATTGCATTTGCTATATCGTCATATCCTTCTCCATAGTTGTTTTTGTTTATATTTTCAAGGACCTGTTTATATTTTTCTGTTTCTTCTTCTGCAGTATTAGTAGTTGCTACATATTTTGCCACAGCATCTTCTAATCCCATTGCACTATTTGCTAATACGGTTCCTCCTGCAACTGCTGCACCTGATATAATAGAAAGCTTATTTCCTAATTCATCAACTTTTTTCCCTGCATTTTCTATCTTTTTGCCATATTCTTCAACTTTCTTTCCTGCTTTTGTAATATTAGAATTTGCAACATTGAATTGTTTTAATTCTTCTGTTAAGGAATTTAATTTATTTTCTGTGTTAATTATTTCTCTTTGTAGATTTCTGTAGTACCATCAGCCATTTTCTTGTCGGCTTCTTCTTTGATTTTTTTTAGTTGTGTTAGTTTGTCCTGTGTAGTTTCTATACTTTCATTTAAGATTGTTTGCTTTTGATTTAATAATTCTACATTTGAAGGATCTAGCTTAAGTAAAGAATTAATACCTTTTAATTCCTTGCTTAAACTACCAGATTTTGAATTTACTTTGCTTAGTGCTTTTTCTAATGCACTTGTATCTCCAACAATTTCTACTATAATTCCTTTTATTCCTTTAGACATTTTGTTTCCTCCTAATACTTTAAGATTGTGCTAATCTATCCCAATCTTCTTGTGTTGCCATTCTGTATTTTGGTTTTTTGTTTTCTTTTTCTCTTTTCCTTGTAGTTATCATCATCTTTACTACATCTATGTATGTTAGCTCTTTTAGTGCCTCTATGTTTAATCCAAAACTTATACAACTTACAATAAATTCATGTTCTGGAAAAATTTCATTTTTTGTGTTTTGACCTTCGTATGTTGTTTCTTTTTTATCTATTTTTTCTAATTCTTCTAATGCTTCATTGTCAAAAAAGCTTTCTAAATATAAATTTATTATTTCATCTATTGTTATTGATGATATTGTTTCATTCATAATTTCTTCTTTAAATTCTTCAAAGCAACATAATACATTGCTGTTTGTGTATATCAATGTATAGATTAATCTAATTAAAACATTGTAAAAATCTTCTGAACTTCTCTTTTTTAATAAACATTCTTTTAAAACTACTAAATCATCAAATATACTTGTCTTAAATATTTTTTTATGAAACATATAAGACAATGCATTGCATTGCCCTATATATTCTTTATTACCAATTTTTATTATCATTTTAAACTCCTGCTTCTGCATCTTTTTCATATACTTTTGTAAAGAATTTATCATATATTGCTTTGTTTTCCTCTGTTGGTTCTATATGACATTTTATTGCATTATCAGTAGAACGTGGTGACATTGTTATTGTTATACTTTCTGTTGCTACTTCAATAGATTCTTCTACTGTATTATGCTCCCTTGTAGGTCTTGTAGCTGTACAATCCCAATACACCCATCTTCTTGCCGTTTTATCTCCTTGTCCTTCAAACATTAATGCAAATCTTGCTGTTTTGTCATTTGCATTTTCAATTATCGCACCATTTTTGTCCTTTGTTTGTCCTAAAATTTTTGTAAAAAATTCTTCTGGAGTCAATGTTATTACTAACTCTCCCTCGTATCCTTGGTTTGAGTTTGCTATATAATAAACAATATTGTCAGCATAATGTTTTGTTGTTTCTCCTTGTGGTTCTGGAGATAATCCTACGACTCCTAGCATTTCAAATGGTGTGTCATATGTAATCTCCCCATCTGTTTCTGTTAATTTAGCTATATAGCATTTACTCATTCCATATAAAACTTTGTTTGCTGTTTCTGCTGCACCTGCCATTTTAAATTCCTCTCTTTCTTTTTAAATTTCAAAAAAATAACTTACCTGCCAGACTTCTTCGTCTTGTGAGTAAGTTTCTTCTGTTTTATTCCAGGCTATATCGCCTAGAATTTCATTTTCTATTTTGTTTTGTTCTTCTATGCTTTTTGTTATATATGTATGGTCTAATTTTATAGGTATTGGGCTAAAATATGTTTTGTTATCTGCCATGAAATTATCTGTATCTCTAATTGTTGCAACTAAATGTGGTGGTGGTGTTTCTTCTTCAAATTTACCAAGTGCATATCTAAAACCTGCTTTTTCACATTTTTCTTTTAAATTTTTCAATTTTTCTTCTGGTGTCATTTTAGTCCTCCTATATCTTTTCTTATTTTTTGTTCAAATTTTTTCGAGTATTCTTCTTCTATTGGACGTATATGTGGTTGTGCTTCTGTATGTCCTCCATTTCTAGTAGCATGTCCAAATTCTAGTAAATGAGTTAATTGAGAATCTGTTTTGTTGTGTATTTTTACAGTATATCTGTTTTTTCCTAATTTATCTTTTTTTAATCTCCACCCTTTGCAATATTCTTTTCTTGCACCTTTAGGAGATGTTTGTTTAAGTTCTGCTACTGCTTCTTTTCCGACTTCATTTGCATCTTGTTCTACTATATTAGATATATCGTCTTTATAGTCACTCAAAACTTTTATTATCTCTTTTGCTAGCAAATTAGGATTTATTTTTTTTGACATTTTTAACTTTCCTCTCACAAACTAATATAAGCTCATCTGCTGTGATTTCTTGTGTACGAATGATACTATATGTCGTATTTTTATAAATCAATTCTGGCTCATTCTCGTAACACAAATTGCTTATTCGAAGTCTTAAACTTGGTTTATAACCTTGTTCATTTGCTTCGTAGAACTCTTGTGCATATACATCTTCTACTTTTATTATTGGAATTTCTCTTTCTACTGTTTTTTCTTTTTGTACACCTATTTCGTTTGTTTCAAAAGTAGTAGTTAGTAATTTACAACTTACATCATTCATCACTAGCCACCTCTTTTATCTTATAATCAGAAGACAATGACAAATTATTGCAAATTTGAATATATCTTTCTTGTGCTAATTCTTTTTCTTTAATATCGCACATTCCAAAATTTGCTTTAACATACATTACGATTCCTGCTTGAATTAAATTGTCCTTTATCTTACTTTCAGAATCTATACCTTGTCTTTTCATATCTAAAATACCAGCATTTATAAAAAGCATTATTTCCCCATCTTTTAATGTAGATGTGTCAATAATGCTTAAGCATTGCTTTGTTAGCTTTTTTAAATCTGTGTTAGCTATAACCTCAGACATTTTTAAATCTTTAACTTCATCGTACGTCATTGTCTTCCTCCTAATTAAACTCCTGGTTCTTTTATTTCTATTTCAACACTTGCTTCTTTTGTTTTTTGTTTACTATCTGTTACTATTACAGTTATATTTTTTGTATCAGCTGTTGCAATTTCAGCACTTGCTTGTACTTCTGTTCCATTTATTTTAAATTCTGCATTATCTCCTGTACTTTCTTTTAAACTGTATGTATATGGTGCTGTTCCTCCTGTTGTGCTTAAATTTGCAACCTTTGTGTCAGCTGATACTGGTGTCACTAAATTTGAAACAGGTGTAATTGTTAATTTTGTAATCTCTGGGTCTATGCTACTTTTTTTTTAACTCTTACGAATCCGTTGTATTTTGATACAGTTCCACCAATTATACAATCTGCTCTATAAGCAATCATGCCTTTTTTGAATTGATAATCTGTACTTTCTTGTACTTCTATGTCAGAGAATACTGGCATTTCATAATCAGAAAGTGAACCATATATCATAGTGTATTTTCCAGCTGTAGTATCTGTATCAGAAATAGAATTACAAGCAGAGTTAATAACAAATGGCACAGCAAGTCCACCATCTTTGTAAGATATTGTTCCTCTTGCTCCATTTTTTGTTATTGCATAAACAAATTTGCCATCTGTAGTTTTTACTTTGGCAAATTCTTTTAAGTCTGCTTTAGAAAGTATTAATGTTTGTGGTGCTTCTACATCTTCACTTCCTCCATATGCAAATGTAATTTCATTTAATGTATCTGCATCTATTCCTGTAAGTTCTATATCTGCAGTTCCAGTAGATGTTGGCATTACTTTTGTGTCTGCATTATAAATACCTTTTATTGTATTTGTTGTTCCTGCACCAACAATAGATTGTGCACCAATTTTCTTCTTAATAGAGCTATTCACTCTTTTAGCTATTAATGCTAAATAATTAGCTGCTGGTAAATTTTTAACTTCTTTTGTAACTTCTATGTAAGATGTTATTTTTGCTCTACCTGTTTCAACATAATCTGTTTCTACATCTATGTCTTTGTATTCTCCACCTTCTGTAGTGTAGTCACCTTCTCCATATCCTTTTTCGAAAGCTACAGAATAAGACTCTCCACCGTTAAGTGGAATAGTATTTAACATGTCTACCATCCCAGATACAGCATTGAAGCTTTCTTGAATTTCATTTTTGTACTTTTTAGGTACTAAAATAGTACCACCAGATACAGTAACACTTCTTTGTTCTCCATTATCAAAACCAATTTTTATTGCCTTTCCTTCTTTTAAGTCCTTTGCTCTCTCTTCAATCATTTCTTTTTCGTCCACTTTTCTTTCCTCCTTTTTTGGTTTTTCGATTTCTTTTGCATCTTGTAAATTTAGATTTCTTTTTTCTTTTTCTAAATCTTCAATTGCTCCTTTTAATAGATTTCTTTCATCTACTTCTTGTTTTTCTTCTTTTCTTCCCTCTGGTTCTAAATCTTCAAGTAATTCAACTTGTTTTCTTAATTCAGCTAATTCGTTTTCGTCTTTAGCTTCATTGATTTTCTTTCTTAATTCTTCTTTCTTTTCTTTTACTGTCATTTTTGTTCCCTCCAATTTTTTATTTTTGTAGCAGTTCTACCACCGCTTTTATAAAAGCTCTATTTTGCTTCTACCAGCAAAAAGAAGAGCAGTTCTACCACCGCTCTTCTTATCGAGTTTATAAACTTAATAATAATTTTAATTTTTCTTTTTCTAACTTTTCTTGTCTGTATTTTTCTTTTTCTTTGTCATATTCTTCTTTGCTCCTTGCATATATTTCTGTTGTTTCGTATGCTGGCACATCTACAACAGAAACATCAAATAATTGAGATATTTCTATTATTCTTCTTACATCATTTTCATAATCCCACTCTTGTTTTCTAACACAAAAAGCAAAACTCATCTTGTCTAAAAGTCCTGCTTTTATCATTTTATAAATATCTCTATTTTGTGTTGTGTCTATTAGGGTTGCTCTTATTTTTAGTCCATGATTATCTACTGTTAATTCTAAACTTTTATTTCTTGTTCTTGCTAAAATCAAACAATTGTCATTATGATTATATTTCAATACACAATCACTCATATTGCAATTATCGAAAGCATCTCTGCTAATTATTTCTTTGCACCAGCCTAAATCTGTTTCGGTTTCGAAAACTGCTGCATAACCTTCTACTATCATATCTTCATTTTCATCTGTTATATCTAATGCCCTTAATTCACTAACTCTCATTTCCTTCATTGCTAGTTCCTTCTTGCTCATTGTTAACCCCTCCTTGGTATTTATCTGCTAAATTTGCATTTATAACGTTTAACGTTTGTAGTCTTTTGCTTCCTTCTTCTCCTCCTATTGCTGGTAAATCTAATATTTCTCTACCTTCATCTACTGTTAATAATCCTAAACTTCCCGCTTCTTTTATCAAGCTTATTTTTGTATCTGTTTTTGCATATTTAATACGATTTACAGAAAATTCTATACAATGTCCATCTCTTATTGCTTTGTCGCCAAATATTGCATTTGTAAAAGTTTGTCCCATTTGTATTGCACGTGGTTCTAAAACACTTTCATAAAAAGCATTCCACTCGTCTGCTGTATATTCGCTTTTTATTATTTTAGGAGATATCATAAAGTAACCATATATATTGCCATTTACCATCTCTAGTTGTTCCTTGTTTAGCAATACTGGCTCTATATTTATCTCTTTAAAATCCATTCTTGCATCTAATCCAGCAATTCCTGATGTACTTTTTAACAAATCATTTACAAAACTGTCTCTCATATCTTGTATATCTTTATTTTTTAGCATCGCATTTTGTGCTTTTATAATTCCTCTTAAAGATGTACTTATTTTTATAGCATTTTTTATTCCATCATCTGCTACAGTTTGTGTTTCTATTGCACTCATTAATACATCGTTACTATCTCCATAAAAATCGTGGTCTATATAATAATCTCTTAAATGTATTATTCTACTATATTTTACGTAGTATATGTTTCCATTTAAAAATTGAAATTTTAGCCATATTTCATTTTCATATTCTATTAAAGTACAAAACAAAGGATTTAATGGGTATAACCCTCTTAAATATCCCTTGTCATCTATGTCTATATATATAAATTCATTATTTTGAGATAACCATAAACTTACTATTTTGTATAAAAACTGATATACTGTCATAAATGGATTAGGTTTGCAACTAACTATATAATTTATATCTCTGTTTATTTCTGTTTTTAGTTGTCCACTTCTTTTGTAATGTCTGGGCATCATCTTTGCACAATGTGTAGCAATTGCATTTATACATTCTTTTGCTATTATGTTATCTTTAATATTGTCAGAAATATCCGTGTATGTTGCATTAAATCCACTCAATAATTGTAATGTTTGCTCATATATTTTTTGCTTCTTGTTTCCAAAAATCATATTAAACAAGCTTCGTTTTTCTTTCTTCATTTTATTCCTCCTGCAATACTAAATAATCTTGCATTTTCACAAATAATACACAATAAGCTATTATTAAACTTACTGCCCCATCTATTCTTGCTCTTTGTTGTCTTCCTTTTACTGGTCTAATATTGTCATTATCATCTCTTTTGACTGCTGTATTTGTTAAGCACCATTTTAAGATAGGATTATTATTGTAATTAACTACTTTATCTATTAAATCTCCTTCTAATTGTTTCATTGGGTTTGACATTGTTTTTGCTCCCTGTCTTACCTCTATCATTGTAAATCCTGCTTCTTCCATTTCTTCTATCCAATAAGTAGAACTCCATGGATCATATCCAATCCAGAGTGCCGAGATTTCATATTCATAATTCATTTTTAAAAACCAATTCGTTATTTCTGTGTAGTCTATCTTGGCTCCTTCACATACCGTAACTAATCCTCGCTCTCGCCATATATCATATGGGATTTTATCTTCCTTTATTTTGTAATCTAAATTAGCCTCTGGTATAAAATATTGTTGTAAAACATATTTTATTTTATTTTTTACAATTAAAAGAGTTGCACAAGTTAAATCTGTTGTGCTTGAAAGGTCTACTCCACCAATAGCATAAGTGTTTTTTACAATATTTATATTAAATACGGCTTTATTTATTGCCGTTTCATATGTTAGCCATTTTTCATCTGATGTTTGTGGTATATTAAAATCTTTACATAGAATATTTACTAATTCTTTTGGGCTGTTTTTTGCCTTATTTATCTTATCTCTTATGAATTTATAAGATTTTATTGTTCCTAATCCTGGATTAGCTTTAAACCATTTTTTCTCATCTAACCATTCTTTTTTGTTGTCTAGTTCATAAATAAAAGGAAGAACTGTTTCATCAACAATTCCTCCTTCAATTCCTTCATATCCTTTTATTATATTTTCATAATAATCATATTCATCATCGTAAACATTTTCTCTTACTTTTCCTGCTGTAGAAGTCTCAAAAAGTAATGGTTGTTCTCTAGCTGCATAGAATCATATAAAACATCTAATAAGTTTTTTACTTCCCAAGCATGTATTTCGTCTGCTGCTACATAAGATGCATTTAAACCATCTAAAGAATTATCCATTGAAGCAAGAGCTTTGAAAAAGCTCTCTGCTCTATCAAAAAATAATCCATTTACTAGACATCTTATTCTTTTTAATAAAACAGGACTTTTCTTAACCATTCTTTTTGCTTCTTCCCAAACTAATTTTGCTTGGTCTTTTTTAACTGCTACTGAATAGCATTCTGCCCCACCTTCTCCATCAGCAGTAAGCATATACAATCCTATCGCTGCCGATAGAGTAGATTTTCCATTCTTTCTCCCTATAAAAAGTGCTGCTTTTATATATTTTCTTATTCCTGTTTCTTTATCTACAAAACCAAATATTGCTTGTATTGTCGCTTTTTGCCATAATTCTAATTTTATTGGTTGTCTTGCCCATTTTCCTTTAGAATGTCTGCAATATTTTTCAATAAATTCTATTGGTCTATCTGCTTTTTTTAAATCAAATATATATGTATGTGTTTCTTCTTCCTCAGTTGCTTCATTGTAGAAAGATATTACTTTAGGGTTGTATATATCTTGTACTAATTTTTTATATACTGATAATATTTTTCTGCAAGCCTTATCTGGATTTTTTAATAGAAATTGATAATATTCTTCTATGTAAGTAATCATATGTCATCACAGAATTTGTCAAATTCGTCTTTCTCGCTAATTTGTTTTTCCTCTGGAAGCATATCATTTAGTTGTTTTATAATATTCATGTAGTTTTTTATCATTGTATTATATGTTTTACTCTCTACTGATTCTTTAAATCCAAATTGATCTTTACCATTTACATATGTTTCTTTTACTCCATATTTTATAATATCTTTTTTTAAATCTTCTAAGGTTATAGACATAAAAGCTGCATTTTCAATTAAATTTTTTGCTAATTTCTTTTTGTTTTCGTCTAAATCTTTAAATAATTTTTTTAGTCTATTTATCTCTTTTGATACTGTTTTATTTTTATCAATTAATGCTTGTCCACTTAGACCTTCTAAGTTTTGTTCTTCTTCCATTTTTATATCTACACCTCCTCCGACTACACCCCTCACGTGAGATGACTTGTGTATTTTTCGAATGCCCTCCCACCGTTCTCCCTTATGTGTATTTTCTTGTGCTTATGGGGGAGATTAATAATAGCATTCATCTTCAAGTTGTTTCATTCTTGTTTTGTTATATATTCTAAACTCTTCGTTTTTATATATTCTATTCAAATCTGTTTCAATAATAAGTTTATTAACATACACCATTAAAGTAACTACATCTGTATCACTATTGTATTGAATTAAATAGTCTTCACCTTTTATGGTAACTTCTAATTCTTTGTTAAAAAATTTTGTTTTTGTATTTGTTAATCTTTGTATCTTCTCTCTGTAATATTTTATTTCTCTTTCTTGGTCTATTATTATATCTTTATCTGCTATGCTTGTACCTTTTTCTATATTTTTTCTTTGTACTCTTGCTCTTGCTTGTTCATATAATTTGTTATCTTTACTGTCCATAATTATATACTCCTTTTATTTTATTACTTGTTTTATATAATATATTTCCATACCATCTTAATCCATCGAATCTTTTATGAAATAAATTAGAATCAAATATCTTGTGAATTATATTTTTCATTCTTAATTAAATCTCCATTCTCATCAAAACTATATTCTTCCTTATTAGTAAAATGTTCTTGATTGTGACATTTCTTGCATAAGCTTTCTGTGTTGTCTAAATTAAAAAATATGTTATCATCTTGATAGTTTTCTTCTGTTACATATTCTTTATGATGCACAAAAAAAGCAGGTTCAAATATCCCGCTTTTTCAAACATCTTTCACACAATCCATTTGTTAATAATAGCTTTTCTTTTCTTAATCTTTGCCATCTTTTACTTTTATATTTCCTTGCGATTTCTGGATTATCTCTATATGTCATTATTTATTTTTTCTTGTTGTTTTCTTAACAGCTGTTTCTGCTTTTACTTTCTTTGTTGCTGTTTCTACTTCTTCTACTATTTCTGCATATGGTTTTCCTTCTCTTGTTCTTGCAGCTAATATTTCTTCTGCTCTTTTATCTTTAAATTCTTTTACGTCTCCTTTTTTATAATCTACGTATGTGTATTTATCATATGTATCTACTAAAAATCTTATTTTTTTCATTTTAACCCTCCAATATATTTTTTATTTTTATGTTTTTTATTATAAATTTACCTATCAATTCTTCTAATTTTTCGTCTTTTTCCTCATCTGTTAATTCTTTTTTATCTTCTAGTTCTATAGCTTCATCTAATATTTGAGCAATTTCTTTGTATGCTCTTGACATTTTTTTAATTGTTCTATATCTTTACTCATTTTTTCACCTCATTTTATTAAACATTTATTCTTTATTCTATACGGACAATAAACTAATTGTTTATCTAGATTTAATATTTGTAAAAGTTCACATTCTTTACACATTTGTGGAAGTTGTGCTTTTATCTTCTTAATTTTAAAATCGTATTCTTTTTCTTCTAATCTATTTATCATTTTTATTGTTTCCTTGCATTCGTCTAGTTTACAATCTTTACACAACTTATTGCAATTACTGCACACTATATTTGTTTCTAAACATCTTTCCATATTTATTCTTCCTCTGTACAATACATTTTGTTGTTTGCTAGTATTATTTTGCAGTCTATGTTCTTTTTACATTTACTACAATCTTCTTCTTTGTACTTTTCTAATTTTTCTTGTATTGTCATTTTATACACCTTCTTTTTTGGAGCTTTCTGTAAGACTCGAACTTACTATTGTAGTTTACAAGACTACTGTTTTACCTGTTAAACTAAGAAAGCATATACAGGAATTGCACTAATTTTACTTAGTACATTTCCAGAAACCTTTTCTACTTCTTGGTAGATAGGTAAAATGTGTAGGTTAGGATTTGCACCTAACATATTGTATCTAGTTGCTACAACTCTCTTATACCAGAAGTAATGTACTCGATAAGCGTCTACTATTACCATTCAGCTACTGTTCAAAGCTGTTTAGTTTTACCAAGTATAAAATAAATCTATACTTGTCTATTCCACCACTACACATTTATTTCACAATTCTTTAACTATACAGAATATAGTTAGTAATTGTTGAAAACTAGTCTACGACTTTCCAATCTTCTGCTAGCATATCTGCTTGACTCGCTAGCCAACCTAGTTGAACTCCTGATGTCCCTACAAAAGCTATTGCTTTATTTCCTATTGCTTCATGTTCTGCGTTTATTGTTTCATGGTTTGTATTAATATAGCTTATATTTGTTGCTAGTTCTATATATTGATTTTTTCCATTCCAACCTTTTCTTGCTAATTTTTTACCTCTTTTTAAGTTGGATATAGCTTCCCCAAAGGTAAATGTTTGTATGTTCAATGTAGATTCGTCTATTTCATCACATATAATCCAATTATCTGCAACTATATTATCTAAATCTACAAAAATATCTTCTGTTTCTAAGAATGGTATTACACTTCCGTCTTTGCAATGCATTGTTATTGTTCCATTTTCTTTTACCCAATAACCTCTCCAATGTTCTCTTTTTATTTTGTGTCCTTGTTTTAAAGCTTCGTATGCTTTTTTAAAATCCATTTTTAGTTTTCCTCCCTTGATATTCCTTTAATAACCCAGAATTGAGCTTCTTCTAGTTTTGTTATTGCTAGGCTTGTTTCTCTGCTAGCTTTACAATTATTGTCTATGAAATCATGCATACAAGAAAATAATTCTCTAACATTATCAATTCTTGCTTCTTGTTCATCTGATACTTTATTGTATACTGCTTTTTGATTCATTTACATTTCCTCCTAAGGTAAATAATTTTCTAATTGTTTCTATATTCTCAGGTTCTAACAACATTTCATAGATACCTGTTGCTAATAGGTCTATCTCTTTTTCATTTTTGTTTAATTCAAGTAGATATTTATCAGCTATAGCATGTAATATTTCATGTACAAGTGCTTGGTTTTGTATGTTTAATGGAAATGTTTTATCAATTATTATTTCTTGCTTATTATGATCTGTTAAACCATAGCATTTATTTGAACTATTATCATATACTTCATCCTTATAAATGATTTTATAAGTTTTATATCCTATTTTGATATAATCCATTTATACACCTCTTTCTATACTTATAAACATATAAACTTGCTAGAAAAGCATATGTTTTTTTATCAAAAATATAACAAAGGAGATTTTTGAATATCATAAGTGGGAATATTATTAAACACTTAATTGTGTAACTTTTCTAATATCATTATATCTAGCATAAACAATATTAGAAAGAAAGCCACATTTCTGTGGCTAGGCATTCATAAAAACATGAATATACTACTACACATATATATTATATAATGGAAAATACCCCTATTTTTCACGATTTTTTCCAAAATAAAAAGCTAGATAATAATTTTATCTAACTTTTAAATAATTCCCCATTCTTCTGCTAGGTATTTAACGGATTTGTTTATTATGTTGTAATATGTTGACCTGCTTATATTATGTATAGTTTGACAATATAGCCAATCGGCTTTTTCTTTGTAAATTAATTCGAATACTTCTTTTTCAAAAGGATTTAACCTAGTTATAACATTATCTATATAAGCGATTCTTTCTTCTAGATACAATAATTTCCTTGTTGGTTCAGAATAATTATTCTTTATTTTTTGTAGCATCTTTTTATTATCATAATATTGTCTTAATTCCCTCTCCATTTGTTTCTTTATATCTTTTTGCATTAAGTGTTTCCTCCATTTTTAATTTCTCGAGCATAAGTATTAAAAATGTCTTGTTATTTATTGTATAATTATAATTAAAATATTCTTGTATTTTTCTCTTACTTATTGATACCACTGTTCTTAAATTTCTTTCTATTCGGGATATTGATGTATTTTCCACTTCTGCTAATTTTTCATATAATTTATACATAGGAATTGTTGCTAAATTTCTTAAATCTGCTGATTTAATATCATTATACATCAAAATAATAAGTGTTGTCCATAAATAACGTCCACTTAATGTTTTTTTAAAACCTAATTCATTAAAGATTCTATTTATTTTAATTTCTAGTAATATATTCATATCTTCATTATTCATATTTATGTTTTTTCTCCTTCCATTGCCATTCTTCCCAATTAAACCAATCAGGAATAGCATATTTTAATAATTTAAAATTATCTTTACTATATTTGGTTGTGCAATATTCTGAAGCTATATATGTTTCTCTTTCAATACTTCCTTTATATTTGGGCTTTGAATATCTTCCTTTTGTTTTTCTTACATTTTTTCTATCTGTTTCGAAAATTACACATATATCAATGCTTACAATTCCAAATACACTATGTAGCATTTCTTCTGGTTTATATTGTGCATAATTAAAGAAACAAAATCCAATTGAGTTTGTTGCTTTGTCTGCTTCTTCTAGGTGTTTTTTATCATTTATTAGCAATTCTCCGCTTCTATATCTTTCAAATTCTTTTATACTCATAAACCTAAATAATTTCATATATGTATGATTCCCCCGTCCTCCATTTCCTGGACCTTTTAATTGGTTTAATATAATGTTGACTATTTTATCAGCTCTTTTATATGCTTCTGTGCCAGGAATGTTCATTTCCATGCATTCTTTCTCAAATTTATCTCCAACAGAAATTGGCTCTTTTTTAAACATCTTCTGAGCTGTAGCTCTATATTTTTCTGGTATATTAAACTCTATATAAGCATAGGTATTATCAAGTTCGTCATCATAATCCTTTATATATAGCGAATTTTTTCTGATTTTTTTCCAATTTTCCTTGTGTTCTATGCGATTGTTTCCCCCTGTTCTTGTGTATATCCTTATATTTTTTCCATTATTGCACAGAAAAACATCTCTAAACCTGTCAAAATATTCTTTATTTAAGCTTAGCATTCCTAATAGTATGGGAGTATCTTCATTCGTACCAAATAATTGATTGTATAAACTCATTTATTATCATCTCCTTCTATGATATTTAATAACCTTCCTGGAAATATTTCTAATATTGTTTCTTCATTTTCAGTCATTTGTTTTCTACATGCTTCTGTTACTTTATCTAATATAGATTCTTTTTGCTCTAACCTACTACATTCTGTATCTAATATTTTATTACTTTGCTCTAAATCATTTATGTATTTTAATAAAACTTTTGTAGCTTTTATTTCTGTTTCATCATCGTAAAATCTATCTTCTTTTAATAAGATTTTTATTGCTTTTTCTATTTTTTCTTTATTCATAAGCTAGTCCTCCCTGTTTAATATTTCTATGCTTTTTATGTCTGATGCATCAGTTTCATTTAGCATAATCTCTCTAAACTCTTCATTATTCCTATTGTAGTACTTAAATGCTGTATTAAATAAAACAATCCCTTCAAATATTTGCCCATCTTCTTTTGTTATTCTTAATAAATCTCCTGCCTGTATTCCTGCAGTATTTATAAATGTTTTTGTTTTTTTAAAGTTTTTTATGAACATCTTTATCTTCCTTCCCATTTTTTATTTTATAAAATTGTTCTCTATCTGCTACAATAAAAGCTCCTACCATTTCTCCATCTTGCATTTTTCTTGCTACTCCACTATCTATAAGCATTTCCATAGTACTTCTTACTGGTCTTATATCTAGTTTACTTATGTTTTCTAATGGAAATAAATATATTTCTTTATTGTTTTTACCCATTTGATTTAATACCTCTATATCATTCATTTTTACCCTTCTTTCCATTTTTATCTATATATTCTGAACATTGAATAGTAAATCCATCTATTGTACATTCTGCTTCTTCCTTTTTGTAGCAGTCATATTT